CAATATTTATAATAAACATAAAATAAAATGGCAGTATTAGATCCCAATGAAATAATGTTCACCGCCTTTGAACCCAAAGTGCAAAACAGGTTCATTCTATATGTAGACGGTATTCCCGCTTACTTAATTAAGAATGCTACTGCACCTGGATTCGATGCTGGTGAAATTACCTTAGATCATATCAATGTTTACCGTAAAGTAAAAGGTAAAGTAAGATGGAATGATATGACTTTAGGTTTATATGATCCTGTAACCCCTTCAGGAGCTCAAGCCGTAATGGAATGGGCACGTTTAGCTCACGAATCAGTAACTGGTCGTGACGGATATTCAGATTTCTACAAGAAAGACCTAACATTAGATATATTAGGCCCAGTAGGAGATATCGTATCAGAATGGGTAATCAAAGGAGCTTATGTTAAAACTGCCTCATTCGGTGAATATGACTGGAGCGCTGACGCTGCAATCAGTTTAGATATCACCATTGCAATGGATTATTGCATACTTAACTTCTAATACCCCAACCCTCCATACCTTTGAAAAGTGGTGTTCCTTTTGGAACACCTTTTTCTATTTTATATATTTATATCCACAAATAAGTTATTTTATTACATGGAAGAACAAGTTACAAAATTTAAATTCCCAACCGAAGTTGTGGAATTACCCTCAAAGGGGTTAATTTATCCAAAAGACAACCCGTTATCTTCAGGAAAAGTAGAAATGAAATACATGACTGCTAAAGAAGAAGATATTTTAACTAACCAAAACTATATCTCTAAAGGAGTTGTATTAGATAAATTAATTGAATCACTATTAATCTCTAAAGTTAACATTGACGATATTGTTATTGGAGATAAAAATGCACTATTAATAGCATGCCGTGTTTTAGGTTATGGTAAAGATTATACCTTTAGAGCCTACAACTCAGATACAAAACAAATTGAAGATTTTACAGTTGATCTGACAACATTAGATGATAAAAATCTAGATCCTAAAAATTTAATTGAAGAAGGTGTTAATAATTTTAATTTTGAATTACCTCATTCTAAAACACCAATCACTTTTAAAATATTAACCCACGGAGACGAGAAAAAAATAGAAAGAGAAATTCAAGGCTTACAAAAAATTAATAAAGAAAATGTACCTGAAATATCTACTCGTTTAAAATATACAATTACATCAGTAGATGGTGATACTGAAAAGAAAACAATACGTGAATTTGTAGACAAATACATGCTAGCTAAAGATTCTAGAGCATTAAGAGTAGAAATAGCACGTGTATCACCAGATGTTAATTTAAAATATGTAGGGGAAGGTGCAGAGGAGGGCATCAATATCCCCGTCAATCTTAGCTTTTTTTGGCCTGACGCCTGAGTATAGGCAAAATTTATTTTCTCAAATACATGAAATAGTATTTCATGGACAAGGAGGATACGATTGGGATACTATATACAACATGCCTATTTGGCTTCGAAATTTTACCTTTAAAAAATTAGAAGAATGGTATCAAAAACAAGAAGAAGCTCAAAATAAGCAACAAAACATGCTTAAAAATTCAAAAGAGATAGCAAGACCTAATATAAATCCTGCTAATGTATATAATGCATCAGTGCCTACCAAAAAGTAGGCACTTTCTATATTTATATACGATAAATTCTATAAATGGCCTCACAAGAAGAATTAGATAGATTACAACAAATTCGCGATTTAGAACGTGAATTAGCAGGAATTAGATCAGAAACTTTGAATGAAGTTAGAGATATGTCTAATTTTCTTTCTGATAGTGCTACATCTTTACAATTAGAAAGGGCAGAACGTAATCAAATACGTTCTATAGCTAGACAAATAAACAAAATAGCCCAAGAAAGTTATACTATATCTTTAAATGAATTAGGTACTTCTAATAATTTAGCTAAAATTCAAAAAGATAGAAATTCTTTAGAAAATAAATTATTATCTTTAAATCAATTAAAAAATAAATTATTAGAAGATGGTGGTGAAATACAAAAAGATGTAGCTGAAAATATAGATAAACAAGTTGAATCCACAACAAAACTTCTTGCTGAATTAAAACTTGTTGAAGAAGAATCTTCAGATATTAAAAATAATCTAGGAGTAAAAGGATTTGCTGTTACTGAAGATATAGTAGGAGCAATCCCAGGACTAAGACAATTTAAAGGAACATTTTCAGAGGCGGCAAATGCTGCTAGAGGAATAGCTGCCTCTGGGGGAACTGCAACACAAGCATTTACTGCTGGGGCTAAATCCATTGCTTCTGCTGCTAAAGCTGCCCTACCATTACTTATCATTCAGCAAGTTGTTAAAGCCTTTTTACAAATAGATGAATCATCAGGTAAAATAGCTAAAAATTTAGGTATTTCCTATAATACTGCTCTAGGTTTAAATAGAGAGTTTACAGGTATTGCTGCTACTAGTGGGAATATATTTGTTACTACAGAAAATTTAAGTGAATCATTTTTAGCAATTAATAATGCTTTAGGTACTAACTCTTCTTTAAGTGAAGACTTACTAGTAACTCAAACCGAATTAGTAAAACAAGCTGGTTATAGTGTAGAAGCTGCTACCCAAATTGCAGCACTTTCTTTAGCTACAGGACAATCTTCTAAAGATATTACTACTGAATTTTTAGGACAAGTTACTTTACTTAATGCTCAAAATAACTTAGCATTAAATGAAAAAACACTTTTAGAAAGTATAGCTAAAACATCTAAAGGTACTTTAGCTACTTTTGCTTCTCAACCTAAAGCATTAGCTCAAGCTGCTTTTGAAGCTAAAAAATTAGGTTTAGAGTTATCTCAAGTAGAAAAAATAGCAGATGGATTATTAGATATAGAATCTTCTTTAACTGCTGAATTTGAAGCTGAAGTAATTTCAGGAAGACAATTAAACTTTGAAAGAGCAAGGTATGCTGCTTTAACTAATGATTTAGCAGAAGTTTCTAAAGAATTATCTGCCCAAGGTATTACCCAAGAAAGCTTTTCAAAAGCAACCCGAATAGAACAAGATGCTATAGCAGCAGCTATGAATATGAGTAGGGATGAAATGGGAGAAATGCTTTTAGAGCAAGAAGCCTTAACTAAACTTAGTGGAATTCAAGGTGCAACTGCACAAGAAAGATTTAATAATTTAGTTAAAGAAGTTGGTTTAGAAGAAGCAAAACGAAGAATTGGTGATGAAACTTTATCTAATCAACTAGCAAGCGTTAATACACAAGAAAAATTTGCCCAAATAGTAAGTAAACTACAAGAAATGTTTGTTCAAATTGCAACACCTTTAATGCCTTTACTTTCAGGAATTGCTTCAATCCTTAGTGCTTTAGCTCCTTTATTCCCTCTTATTACTACAATAGCAGGTTTTGCTACAGCTAACCCTTATTTAATAGGATTAGGAGCTACAGGTTTAGTAGGACAAGCAATTGGAGATGGTATAGCACCTGCTTCAAAAGGTCCATTTACTATTACAGATAGTTATGGTGGTTTAGCAGTAACATCTAAGGGCGATTCACTAGCCGTATCACCTAATATTAGAAGAGACGATAGAAATAGTGGCACTACAATTGATTACGATAAATTAGCAGACGCAATTGCTAAAGGTGCTGAACGAGGTACTTCACGTGCTACAGTATCAACATATCTAGATGGTGATAGAGTATCTACTCGTTTACAACCGTCACTAGCAGTTAACACTAGAAGATATTCAGTTTAAAATATTTATAATAAACTAAAATTAAAATTATGACGATCCTAGGAACAGAAAAAACATCTATTTTAAGTAAAGGAGGAGTAAAACCAAGTAACTTTGATATATTAAGAAGCTCTAATCTACATGATTTAGCTTCTGTTGATGGTCAAGGTTTACCTCAAGTAAATCCTGTAATAACAAGACTTCAACCTGCTAACCCTTCAGAACTTGATTTAAATAATGGTGGTTTACCAGAGGGAGGTACTTATAGAGATAATGCCCCTGAAGGAGCATCCTTTTAAATATGGCTATAAAAGATCTATATAACGATCCTGATAGCTTTAAGTATAATTCAAAAGGTAACAAGTACACAAAAGATATTAGAGGTGGTGGGTCATCAGGACAACCTTGGATAAAGGCACCCGTTCCTGATACTATTGACCAACTTAATAACTTAACTACTGAAGCCCTAAGCTTAGACTATCCTATTCGTGGTGGTAAGTATGAGGAACTAGCCGCTAGAACGGACTTTGCTCGTATAGATCGATTCTTATTATCTTACCCTTATGGTAAAGCATTTTTAGATAAACAAGAAGGATTAAATGCCTCTAATCCTTTAATGGAATCCCGTCAACAAGGTGGAAGACCAAATACTATGCAATATAGTGGTGGTAGAAACCTAATGAAGCAAATAGCTGAAGGTGGTACTGGATTTCATTATCCACAAGCGGGATTAAACGAAAATGAACTTGGTTATATTGAAAATACATATCAATATGTTGTATCACATAAACCAAAAGACGAAAATAGATTAGTTGCCTTATATAATTTTAAAGTAAATCCTACTCCTGTAGATGAATTTACTGGAGGTGCAATCGCTAGAAAATTAGGTATCAATGATACTATAGATTCAGAATTATTCTTTTATCAAGGTGGTCCTGGTTCATTATATGGTTTAGGTAGTACTACAATTCGTACTGCTACAGATGCTAAAAATCAACCATTATTAACTAAAAGAGCTCCTAACTTTATTGGTCCCTATTATCAAACTAATTTAGATAATGTAGATGTACAATCTAGACCACAAGTAAAATACCAATATTTTAATACTTTAGGAACCAGTAGAATATACCAGTTAGGAGATACTTTAACTGGTGTAAGTCAAGATAATCAAATACAAAATACTTATCAACAATCTAGTAAAGATTTCATTAGAGTAGAAAAGGTACCTTCTGTAGATACTACTACTCAATATGATCAATTAAAATACACAATGGGTTATACTGCCCTAATGAATCGCACTTCAGTTAAACCTGGAGATATGGCGATTAGTGATTTTAGACAAAATGTACTAGATCCTTCTTCTGTAAATAAGAGAGATTATAATGATACTAATACTAATATTACTACTAGAGTAGGAATAGGAAACCCTGGTGCTAGAAAAGATAGAACAAATACAAGTACTCCCTTTATACCTGGTCAAGATAAAATTAATATAACAGATATTCAAACTAGAAAAAATAGTGATGGTATAACTGGTTTTGCTAGAGATTTAATTAAATTTGCTTTTGAAACAATAGATAATAACAACCCAGAAAACTCTAGAGCAATGTTTTTTAGAGCATTCTTAACTGGGTATAATGATTCACATGAAGGACAGTGGGATGCAAAACGATATGCTGGTAGAGGAGAAAATTTTTATACATATCAAGGATTTGATAGATCAGTTAGTTTTAACTTTAAAGTAGCTGCTCAATCAAAACAAGAAATGAGACCGCTTTATAGAAAATTAAATTACCTAGTTTCTACTTTATATCCAAACTATACTGATTCTGGGTTTATGAGAGGTAATTTTACTAAATTAACTATAGGAGATTTATTTGTAAGAACCCCAGGTATTATAACTAGTTTAAACTTAACTGTAGCAGATGAATATGCTTGGGAAATAGCAATGAATGAACCAGAAGGTGGTAATGATTCGGATATGTTAGAAATACCACAAATTATAGATGTAGCTGTAAGTTTTAAACCAATACTTAATGTTTTACCACGAAATGGTAGTTCTTCTGCTATATTATTAACAGCAGCAGAAGGTATAAGTAGCAAAGCTTATAAATTTTTAAATATTTAATGGCAAGAAGATACGAAAATATAGGAACACAAAGAGGAATAGGTGGTAAAATAATTTATTTACCAACCCAATACCCTAACCTTGTACCTTCAAATAATGATTATTACATTATATCAAGAGATCAAGATAGATTAGATTTAATAGCATATGATTTTTATGGTGATGCTACTTTATGGTGGGTTATAGCTATGGCAAACGATTTACCTGGTGATTCAATGTTTCCTCCACTTGGTTTTCAATTAAGAGTACCTGCAAATTTAGATGCAGCATTAAATGCTTTTGATATTACTAATAGTTAAAAAATGTTATGGCTAAGTATAAAAATATTGTTGGTACTGGATTACTAGATTACGTTCAAAATCAAATTATAGAACGTGAAAAAATAGCTAATAAGCAAACTCGCACCCCTTCTGATATACAATGGTTAAGTAATAGAACAGGATGGTTCCGTCTTAGTTCAGGAGTTGATTATAATCCATCTCCTCCCCCAATTAAACTTACTTATGTTACTACTAAGGCACCTACAATATCTTCCCCTAACCCTCAAACTGGAACTGTTAATTCTACTACTTTAGATATTTCAGGTAATCCTGTAACCTCTGAAAGTGGACCAACTACATCTATATTTGATGTAAATCCTCCTTATACTGATGATTTAGCAAAAAAGTATATTTTACAAGGAGGTACAGTTTCAACTACAGATGGAAACGATATAAATTTAAAAAAAGGTTTTGATGAAACTTATTCTCAAGGAGCAACTGATAAATTAGGTTATAAACCTATGCCCGGTATTACAGGTGTTAAAGTAGGTACTGGAGGTAGATGGCAAACCTTAATGCAAGCAGATATAGATTTTATTTGCTATGACTTAGACCAGTTAGATATAATGTCTAAACTTTACATGAGTTTAGGTATGACTGTATTTTTAGAATATGGACATACACCTTATATAGATAATGGAGGAAAATTACAAAAGAACATACGCCCATTAAATTTCTTTAAATATACTGATAAAGACAAATTATTACAAGATGTAAATAAAAAACGAGAAAATACTCATGGTAATTATGATGCCATGGTAGGTACTGTTTATAATTTCGATTGGAAGGCTAACAACGATGGTTCCTATAATTGTAGTATTAAAGTTATGGGACCTGGTGGGATGGTAGAATCTTTAAGAATTAATGGTTCTATTAATATAGACTTTAACAAAAATGATAAAGATATTTCTAGCAAAAAGTACTCTTCAACACTAGGAAATGCTTTATTTTCAATGAAACAATACCTTGAAAGTAGAGAAGATCTATTTAAAGTTTCAGTCCCAGGTCGTTATACCCCTCTTACCTATGAAATTTCAGCAACATCTATATTTGGAAAAGTAGCCCCAGAGAATTTTTTTAAAAGTACCTCTTATGAAATTCCTATTGGAGACGATAATACTATTGAAACACAAAATAGTTGGGGTGGTCTACTTCAAACTATTTATTCAAATGTTAGCTATAATAAAATAAATTTTCTAGCATTAGGAGCCGGAGAACAAGGAGTACTTCAATACCCCTCTCAAGATACAGATGTAAATATCCCTAATTTTTCAGAGTATGGTAATGCTACTCAATTAATAACAGGTATCACTTCTGGCACTGATGATTTAAATCCTATTCCTATAGATTTTTATAGTGGATATGTAAATAAAGCTCAAATAGATAGAAATGAAGGTTTAATTTC